CTCCTGCAAGGCCAGGCAATGCCCCAAGTGTGTTTAACATCATAGCTTGTAGTGCAGCAGCTAAATTTTGATCCATACTACCAATCTCATTAAATCCACCTCGCATATTTCCTGCAGCAAATTTCTCGTATGCATCTATTGCATTCGCTGTAAGAAATCCCATTTCTGTATCTGTATATTGTGTGGTGTAACCAGTTGTCACTGTTGCTGGCATATACATAGCAATGGCTGTAGTCATTCTTGTTGTTGGAGCTCTTTTTACATTTACTTTTTTTGCTCTTGCTCTTTCTCCTGCAGCAATACTACCATATTGGGCTCTTAATGCGCCAGGCGCATTTAGTGCGTTTACTTGGTAGAAGGTTTTGTCGAAACCACCTGAGAAACCTGGCGAATCAAGATTATTATATCTTTTACTGGTAGCTCGTGGACTTTTACCACCCTTACCACCAAAGTTTAATTTTGCATGATTTTGTTGATTTATATAAAACATCATATAGTGACCCTGATTACCAAGACCAGCATCAGACGTTACATCTAAAGGAAATGTATAGTTTTGTAAATTACCAGTTGGTGCTGTAAGTGAGTAAGTGTCAGAAGCATTTGAACCAGAATTTATAGATATATTTAAGCCAGGGATGTTACCTGCTACTTTTCTCAATCCTGTGTTGATAACCTGTGTCGCTACACCCTCTAGAAAATTGTTGAATATTGCCATTTATAAATAATCCTATACAGTTTAAACTATTTATAAGATTTGTGAGACAAGAACATGGCATATCGTGGAAAATACAATCCCACTAACCCTAAGAAATATAGAGGCAATCCTTCTAAAGTAATTTATCGTTCTCTTTGGGAACGCAAACTTATGGTGTATTGCGATAATAATGACAAAGTTTTAGAGTGGGGTAGTGAAGAAATTATCATACCATATTTGTCACCTTGGGATAATAAAGTTCATAGATACTTTCCAGATTTTTATATGAAAGTTCAACAATCAAACGGTGGCATCAAAAAATTTATTATAGAAGTTAAACCAAAATATCAATGCAAGTCTCCACCAACCTCACCCAAACGCAAAACTAAAAGATGGTTTACTGATGTAAAAAACTGGACAATAAATCAGGCCAAATGGAAATATGCAAATGAGTTTTGTATGGATAATGATATGGAATTTAAAATTTTGACTGAAGACCACTTGAATCCAAAGTATAAATAGTAATATGGCACAAAGTAAATTTATACAAAGCGTAGTAAAGGCATCAGGTGGTAGACCAAAATCTACCCAATGGTATCGTAATAAGATTAAAGAATTTGGTAAGCCAGGGGCTATGGACTTAATTCGTGATGGTAAACAATCTCGTACACCACACTATGGTAGAATAAATATGTTTTTCTATGACCCTAAAGGAAGAAAGACACTACCATACTACGATACATTTCCCTTAGTGTTACCAATAGAAAGTTATCCAGATGGATTTTTAGGAATTAACTTTCACTACTTACCTATACCTTTAAGATTAAAGTTGTTAGATCGTATAGTGGATTTTAGCAACAATACAAAGTTTGATGAAAGTACAATAATTAAAGCAAATTATTCACAACTTAAAAACATAAGAGAAATTAAACCAACACTCAAAAGGTATTTGGCAGGAAGAGTCAAAACAAGATTTCGTAGAGTTGATGCAGATGAGTTTACAGTCGCTGCACTCTTACCTATCGCAAGATGGAAAAATGGTACTCAAGCAGAAGTTTATAAAGACAGTAGGAAGATGATATAATGGCGTTCCAATTAAAATCAATTTTAGAAACAACTGCATTTACATTCTTGAATGAAATTTTAGCTGAGTATAGTTCAAAAGATGGATTTGCCAGAACCAATCGTTGGGAAATACTTATTACTCCACCTACAGGATATAGAGGTAACAACAGAAGTGGTAATATTTTTGCTCCAATTATGGGTCAAAATACTGGTGAAGGTGTGACTCAAAAGGTTGGTCTTATGTGTGAGGCTTTCTCTTTCCCTGGCCGTAACTTAACCACCACACCAGATTCAAATTTATATGGGCCTGAACGAGAAATGGTGGATGGTTACACATTTGGTGATATATCTTCTACTTTTAGACTTTCCTCAGATATGAAAGAAAAACAATTTTTTGATACATGGCAAAGACTTGCATACAATCCTCAAGACTTTTCCATAGGATATTATTATGATTATGTTGGTGAAATAAGACTTTACCAATTAGACGAACAGGATCGCAGACGATATGGTATAAAACTGTTAGAATGCTTTCCTAAGACAGTAGACCAGATGGCAGTAACTCAGTCGGCAGGTGATTTGCAAAGAGTTAATGTAACATGGGCATATAGATATTGGTTGTCTCTTGCAGATGAAGCAAATGCACCAAAACCGCTTGAAGATAGATTGGCGGAAATAGCAATAAACACGATAACTAAAAATATTGTAAACAATATACCAAGTGTTTTGAGAAAATTATTTTAAAGGATGAAAAATTATGGCGTTACCAAAACTCAATACTCCACAATATGAATTGGAGCTACCATCAACTGGTGGAAAAATTAAATTTAGACCATTTCTAGTTAAAGAACAAAAACTTTTGATGATGGCACAAGAAAGTGAAAAAGAAGAAGATATTTCTGAAGCTGTTATGAATATAATTGATTCTTGCACTGTTGGTTTAGATGCCCGTAAATTACCTATATTTGATATTGAATATGTGTTTTTACAACTTAGAACTAAATCTGTGGGTGAAACTGCAACAATAAAAGTTAAATGTCCAGACGATGATAAAACATATGTTGATGTTACAATAAAATTAGATGATATTTCTGTACACATGACAGCAGATCACACAAATGTGGTACAACTTACAGATAATATTAAAATATTAATGAAATATCCATTAATGACTGACATGAAAGGTGTAGATTTTTCAGATGGTATTACTGGAACATTTGGATTAATTTCAAAATGTGTACATGAAATTCACGATGGAGATACTATTTACAATAAAGTAGATATGAGTGATAAAGAATTAGATGAATTTGTTGATACAATGGATACTAAACAATTTGAAAACATCATGGAGTTCTTTAATACTATGCCAAAATTACGCCATGCAATTTCTGTAACAAATCCAAAAACAAAGAAAAAAGGTGAAGTAATGTTGGAGGGCCTCGACAGTTTTTTAGTGTAAGCCTTTCACATGATAATTTATATAATTACTATAAAACTAACTTTGCTATGATGCAACACCATAAATATAGTTTAACAGAGTTAGATAATATGATACCATTTGAAAGGGAAATTTACTTAGGATTGTTAGAACAATTTATTCGTGATGAAAATGATAGAATAGAAAAAGAAAATAGAAATTAAGGAGGCCCATCATGGCTGCACAAAAGAAACTAGAAAAGGGTTCGGCTTGGGAAAAATATGATATAGATGGCGATGGAATTGTCACAGATGAGGAATTAGATATGGAAAGACGCATGATTGAACTTGAAGATTTGAAGTCTGATATGGAAAATGAGGATAAGAAGCAAGATGCTCAACGTAACATGGCATGGTTTGCTCTTAGTGGAATGTTGTTGTATCCATTTGCAGTTGTAATAGCTGTCTTTGTTGGATTAGATAAAGCTGCTTCTATTCTTGGTGATATGGCTGCTGTATATTTTGTATCAGTTGCTGCTATTGTTGCAGCATTCTATGGTAAGGAAGCTATTGCCGCAAAGAAAAATGACTCAATACAGGTCAAGAAAACAAGGTAAACTAATATGGCTGAAGAAGTTAATAAGGGTGTAGATTCTAAAACATTTCAAATGTTAATTGAAGAACAGAAGAAAACTACTTCTGGAATGACTTCTATTCGTAAAAAGTTGTTTGAAGAGCAGAAGAACACCACTACTGCTATTCGTCATCAGTCTATGACAGCCGAAGAAATTGCAGAAGAACAGGCTAAAAAACAAGAAGAATTTGAAAAAAAACAAGAAGCAGGAATTAAAGGTAATCAAACAAGATTAGACAATTTAGCACAAAAAACTCCGACTGCAGCCGAAGTTGAAGAAACTACTGCTGAAACTAATTCATATTTAAAAAGTACATTTTCAAAGTTTTTAGGAAAAAGTTCTTTCTTAGCAGGAACTCTTGGTGGTATTGGTAAAAGTCTTAAACAAAAAGTTACTGGTGGTATAGAGGGTATATTTAAAGCTCTAAAGGCTGGTGCTTTTGTAGCATTCTTACTTGGAATGGCCAAGTTCTTAGAAAGTGAAACATTTCAAGATATAAAAGATAAATATCTTCCTGCTATTACCAAAGGTTTAGACAAATTAGGTAAGGCGCTGAAAAATATTGCAGACGGATTCTTTACAGTAGAGACAGATGAGTTTGGTAAAGAAACCTATAAATTTGATTTCCTTGCTGGTGTAAAAAACATATTTAGTATGATTGGAAATGCATTTATTGCTTTCAAAGATGACTTACTTTCATCATTCCTTGATGAGAATGGTGATCTAACTATAAAATCTTTTCTAACTGGATTACCAACTGCATTTGGTAAAATTGGAGTTGCACTTGGTGCAGTATCTGGATTACTATTTTTATTGTCGCCAAGATTATTCTTTGGTGCAACTAGTTATGTAGGTGGAAAATTATTTGGTGCATTGCTGGGTAAAAAGGGATTGATTGCTGGTGGATTTAAACTCCTTTTCGGTTCTATGAGTGGGATGAATACTTCATTAACTGACACTGGTACAGCCATGGATGGTAAACTTGCATCTTCTAAAAAAACTGGAGTATTCAGAAAAGGTTTACGGGGTCTTACTGGTAGGTTTGGTAAATTATTTAGTTTTTTTGGTAAACGCAAAGGTCTTGCTGGTTTAATCATCGGAGCTGGTGTTGGTATGTCAGCTCTGTTGACTTCTAACAGTGGGCCAGATAGTATTTTTGCAAAAATAGGAACTGGTTTTAGTAACCTCTTTACTAAAGTGGGTGCGTTTGGTGCTAAAATTGGTACTGCAGTGTCAGGTATGACAACTAAATTAGCCACATCTTTGTCTGATGGTGTATTTTCCATA